TCCTGCATACAAACAAGATGGTGAGTGTGGTAGTTGTCGTGCCTGTTGGAGTCGTAAAGTTAAACAAGTAAGTTATAAAGAACATTAATGACAGAATATTATTGGACACCTAAAAGAATACAAGAATTAAAAGCTAGAGGATATAGATTACATTCTTCACAAGAGTCATTAATAAAAAATTCTGACTTGACAAATAATAAAAAGTATGATAAGGAAATAGACAATGAAAAAATACAAAATAAGACTAACAGGCATGGGATTAGTAGCAACAGGAATAATATCCTTTCAAGAAGAACCAACACTAGAACAAGTAGAAAATGAAACAGCTTTATATCTAAATGAAAATCTTTTAAAAGTAGAACTAGATGATTTCTACGCACAAAATAGATACAATTTAACATACGAGAAAATAGTAATTTGAATTATAAACAACAATTAGCAGTTATAGAGGGTCTTTTTGTACCACCAGATTCACAGATGAGAATGGATTGCCCATTCTGTAAAAATAAAAATACATTGTCAGTAGATACAACAGAAAATAAAATAGGTTGGTTCTGTTTTCATGCGTCTTGTAAAGCAAAAGGAAAAAAAGAAGGAGAAAAAAATATGCAATATGTAGAAAGAGTATTTCATGGTAATAGAAAATTACACATAGAGGACTCAGACTTTCCAATACCAGATAGCTTTCAATCAATATATTCGAATGAAAAAGCTATGCGTTGGTTATCAAATAATAATTGTTGGGAGTCTTGGTCATGGGGTAGAGCAGATTTTAAATACGATGTAAAACAAGATAGAGTTGTATTCTTAATTAAGAATAGAGTATCACACAAAATAGTAGGTGCAGTCGGTAGAGCATTAAATAAAAATGATTTTCCTAAATGGTATATGTATGGTAATAAAGATGTTCCATTTAAATGTGGTGAATGCGAAGACTCTGTAATTGTAGAGGATTGTCCATCAGCTTGTGCAGTATCAAATATACTAACAGGTATTGCAATAATGGGTACAAAATTAAAACCATTACACAAGAGTCATTTGGAACCATATAAAAAATTATATATATGTTTAGATAGAGACGCTACAACAAAAGCATATGACATGGCAAAAGATTTAAGATCATCTGGATTTGAAAATGTAATAGTAAAACCATTAGAAGATGACCTTAAATATTATGATACAGAACAGATAAGGAGAATGTTTTATGACAAGTGAAATGTTACAAGAGATACTTGATGATTGGAAAAGTTGGAAGCATGACATTTATGAAAGTAATAAATCTACTTGGACTCAAAGAGATGATAGTAAAGTAGATGCAATAACAGCTATACTAGAAGAACAATTAGCATGGCAGAAAGCAGCAGATAGAAGATGATAGAAAAACAAATGATAAGACTTATGTTGAATAAAAAATTTTATACTCAGCATAAAGGTATGTTATCTCCCACTATATTTGCAGGAGATATAAGTTCTTTGTATGAAACAATACAAAAGGCACACGAAAAATATGAAGAGGATATAAAGGTAGATGAGTTATACTCATTGCATACTGCTATATTTAATCCTGCATTAACTCGTGCTGCAAAAGAAAAGTTTAGTGAATTAGTAGAAGATATAAAAGAAGTACAAGAGCCAAGCAAAGAGATAGCAAAAGATATTATGCGTATCTTATCTGATAGAGATTTAGCACAGAGAATAGCAGTGGAGTCTACGGAAATATTTAATGGTAAAGATGCTAACTTTAATGAAATTGTTTCTATGATAGAAAAACATAAACAAAATGTTAGCGAAGAAAAAAATCCTGCAGTTACAAGTAATGTAAATGAAGTAATAGATTTATTAAATGTAACAACTAAATGGAAATTTAATATACCTATACTAAAAGAAAATATAGGTGGTATAGGTGGTGGTAATTTAATGATTGCATTTGCTAGACCAGAAACAGGTAAGACAGCATTCTGGGTTAGTCTATGTGCAGGACCAAATGGTTTTGCAGAACAAGGTGCAAAGATACATGCGTTTATAAATGAAGAGCCTGCAATAAGAACACAGATGAGAGCTATATCTTGTTATACTGGTATGACTAGAGAAGAAATAATGCAAGAAGTAGATATTGCACAAAAATCTTGGAGTGAAATAAAAGATAATCTGCATATGTTTGATACAGTTGATTGGTCAATAGAAGATGTAGATGCACATTGTGAAAAACATAAACCAGATATTATAGTTATAGACCAGCTAGATAAAATAAATGTTACTGGTACATATGCAAGAACAGATGAAAAGTTAAGACAGATTTATACTAGTGTAAGAGAAATAGCTAAACGTAGAAATTGTGCAGTAATTGCAATATCACAAGCATCTGCTGATGCACATAATAGAAACAGTATTTCATTTGATCAAATGGAAAATTCTAAAACAGGTAAAGCTGCTGAAGCTGATTTAATTATTGGTATAGGTAGAAACTCTAACAGTGATTTAGAAAATAAAATAAGAACACTATGTATAAGTAAAAATAAAATAAATGGTTATCATGGTGAACCCGTGTGCACCATTAGAAGGAGTATAAGTAGATATGAAGTATAAGAAAAAACAAAGATACAATGGAAAATCAGTTTACATATTTCAAAATATAGTTACAGATGTAACTCTTTATGTAAATGCAGAAAACGCAGACCATGCTTGTCAGATATTTGATAGTTGTGGATTTCAACCAAGATCTTGTTGGAAAATATTATTAGAGTTAGGTCATCAACCTACTGATGGAAAGAAGAGAAAATGATTACAACAGTAGACGTAGAAACATCGTGGCAAGAAACAGAAAATGGTGGATATGACCCATCGCCATTTCATCCAGATAATATATTAGTTAGTGTAGGTATCAACGATGAATACTATTTTACAAACCATAGTGAAAGAGTTGATAAGGGTTGCTATCATAAAATACAATCTATATTAGATAAAACAACTTTATTGATTGGTCACAATATTAAATTTGATTTGATGTGGTTATTAGAATCTGGATTTAAATATACAGGTAGAGTTTACGATACTATGTTAGGTGAGTATATACTTAATAGAGGTATAAGAAAAAGTTTAACACTTGAAATGTCTTGTCGTAGAAGAAAGATAGGATCTAAAGATAGTGCTATCAAAGAATGGACAGATAGAGGTATACCATTTCAAAATATACCTGCAAATGTAGTAGAAGAGTATGGTAAGATAGATGTACAGATAACTAGAAGATTATTTGATTCTCAAATGGATGACCTAAAAATGGCTAAAAATAAGGGTTTATTGATGACTTTAAAAATGATGAATGAATTTTTAGTTGTGCTATCTGACATGGAAAGAAATGGAATTAATATTAATTTAGAAGAACTGAATAGTGTAGAAAAAGAATACAGAGCAGAGTTTGCATATCTAAAACAAAAGATAGATAAGATTGTATACAAACAAATGGGAGATACAAAAATAAATTTATCAAGTCCAGAACAATTATCTTGGTTAATATATTCTGTAAAACCAAAAGACAAAAAACATTGGGCTAAAATATTTAATGTTGGTATAGATAAAAGCACAGGTAAAAATAAAAGACGACCACAATATTCTAGATTACAATTTAGAAATCTTGTAAGTGATAATACAGAAACTATTTATAGAACTACAGCAGAACAATGTGTAGCATGTAAAGGTAAAGGTGTTATTAAAAGAATAAAAAAAGATGGTAGCCCATACAAAAATTATACTAAGTGTTCTGATTGTGATGGTGATGGGTATGTGTATACACCAATGGCAAAAGTTGCAGGGTTTAGACAAAGACCTAGAAGTGTCTATGATATAGCAGAGTCTGGATTTAGAACAGATAGAATAACATTAAATAAAATTGCAGCAGAAGCTGAAGGTGAATTTAAAGAATTTATTGATGCAATAGTTAGGCACAATGCAGTTGATACTTACTTAAATACATTTGTTGAAGGATTAAAAAATTTCACAAATGAAAAAGGATTTCTACATCCTAAATTTATGCAAGCTATAACTGCAACTGGTAGATTATCTAGTCGTGATCCTAATTTTCAAAACCAACCAAGAGGTAAAACTTTTCCAATAAGAAAAGTAGTTACATCTAGATTTGAAAACGGAAGTATATTAGAAATAGATTTTGCACAATTAGAATTTAGAACTGCAGTATATCTTGCACAAGATAAACAAGGTATGGAAGATATAAAAAATAAAATAGATGTACATCAATACACTGCAGATATAATAGGTGTGTCTAGGCAAGATGCAAAAGCACATACATTTAAACCTTTGTATGGGGGTGTTACTGGTACAGAAGATGAAAAAAGATATTATACTAAATTTTTAGAAAAGTATAAAGATATAAAAGAGTGGCATGAAAAATTGCAGAGTGAAGCAATTAGATTTAAAAGAATTAAATTGCCAACAGGTAGAGAGTACGCATTTCCGTATGCAGAAAGAACACCTTGGGGTGGCTCTACATATGGAACACAAATAAAAAATTATCCTGTACAAGGTTTTGCAACAGCAGATATTGTACCACTAGCTTGTATAAATATATACAAACTTATGAAAGAAAAAGGAGTAAAAAGTTTACTTGTAAATACAGTTCATGATTCTATTGTGGCTGATGTTTATCCTGGAGAAGAAGATGTGATGAGTAAAATATTTAAACAGGGCACAGCAGATGTAATACCTGCTCTTAAAGAGTATTACAAAATAGATTTTAATGTTCCACTTGACACAGAGCTTAAAATAGGATATGATTGGTTAAATATGAAGGAGGTAAACTAATGCATATAGATAAATATAAAATATTTTCCATGGATTATACTTGGAAAAATGGTAAACAAAGTAAAAGCACTTCAGTGCAACAAATGATGACATCTGATGAATGTATAATGGGTAGAACTTTTATACAATTATTATCTGATCTTGATCAAGCATGGCATCAACATGGTGGTGCTAAAACTTGTAAAGTAGAAGTTACATTTG